GTGTGAAGTAGTTGTATAAATACTTTCGATGTGATTGGAATATAATGGAAAATCTAGTGAGACCCTACCTTCTGGTACCGGCCCTAAGGTCTCAAGATTAACTCAAATATACTCCATCAACTAAGTTCTCTTAATTCAGCATTACCTGGTAATATGGATTAAAACTGGAAGATTGAACTCCTGTAAGAGGCCTACCCACTTTAGAAAGGGTTACCCAAGGTTAGTTCTTCCTCGTTTCCATAAACTTAGAATTTTAACATCTCATATCTACAAACAACTACATCACACCCCGCTTTCCTAAGGCAGGCCCACCATAACGGTGAGGACGATTGTAAGGGATAGCACGCGCTCGAAAGGATTTATTATAAAAGTTTTACAATATTTATACCTAATCTGACAAAAGAACACATAATACTAGCCAAGTTGAACTAAATAAGGAGAAATCCTAATTTGGTACGACTGCGGATTCCCACCGAGAGTTACTTGACAGTAAGCCTCAGTGGTGACTACCGTAAGGAAGAACAGTTGCGCAATCTCGTCGCCCGGATTCACTGTATTACACAGTGGAACAGGGTAGACTGCAGCTACAGTAGCGCCATTAAGGCCTACAACTGTAAATCCGACAGTAGAATTAAAAGCAGTACCAAAATATTCAATGTTCATTAAATATTCACCTGGTGTTCTTACATAGAAAGAATTCGTTGTTCTCCACTGGAGGTTAAAACCTCCCTTCTTGGTATCGAAACTAGTACCAAGGGGTGTCCCGGAGGCTACAGCATTATCACTAGCAGCAAAAGCGTCTAGACCATAAGTTATGGACTGGACAGGAGACTGTGGTGTGTGTAGAGTTATGTCATAAGTGACATAGAGCTCACCACACGTTAAGTTTCCAGTTCCTTGAGTTGCAATGAAGAAGTTACCCACATCGTAGGTTTTAATATCTTGATTGACCAGAGGCGCGAGATTTCTCACGTACCTTTGGACCCCAAACTTCCTCAGATCTTTAATGCTCGCAGTACAAGTCTGATGAGACCATACTGACGATCTTGTAGCACCGTTCATCGCCATCATATCCTGTTTTGTAACAGGTGGAGAATCAGCAGCATCGAAATCTATAGCCATAAGGATTGTACCCCTATCTGTGGTCACACCTGATGTCTCAAACTCGAAAGAGAGAGAGTTAAACAGGTAAGACTCATAGGAGAGTGCAATCGAGTGCAACCAGGGAAATGTTTCCAAAATTCCTGGATTTATGGGTATAGAAGCCACAGCGAAATTCGCATTGACAGCCGCAATATCACGTATATATTCTCGGTGTCGGATCCTTACGGAACCATCACCTTTAGATGAATATGAGAACGCCGGACCGGCATTCTGGTACTGTGAAGATTGGGCTGTTGGCGCCATCACTATGTTTTCTTTCTTTTTGTCATTATTCGAGTTTTGTTTTTGTTGTTTATTTTGTCCAGATTTGTTCTGGCGGACTGTAGACTGCGCCGCACTTTTAGATTTCTTTTTAAGATCTTATACGATATGGGTGGTTCTTAGCCATCCCATAAAGGATGAGTTTTACGACTTCTCAGGTCGTAAAGAATTCTAAAGCGCAATCAACAAATTATTGAAAACAACTAACAAAACGGTATAACAAGTAAACTATCTAATAAGAATAATCAGCAACAACGCGAAACAGAGCTTGATCAATATCTAAATTGATCTTCTTTTTCAAAGTAAAAGGAAAAAGAGTTTTTGCGTCGTATTTCTCACCGATCTTGGTGAAGAACTTGATCTCGGTATCTGGAAGGTATGAGCTGTTAACTGAATCCACACTTTTTGTTTCGTGGATTCGCTCAAATTCCCTTAATGGACCTTGACCAATCATGATTTTCTTCTTATTATTTGTTTCTCTTAATCCAACACTATTTGACACTCCATCATTCTTGAATCCAACTAAGTTGAAATCAAGGGTGGTTCTGATCAATTTCGCTACACACGCCTGAAAACGTGTAACATGATAAGTGATACCCTCATTTGTGGGAAAACCTAATCCGCCCAATACCCTTGGGAGGAAGAGGTTATACCTGCCTCGACAGGTTATCCGCTGTATATCTGCACTATTACGTACAAGGAACTTGGCGTGAGCCAATTTCTTATCTTGAGCTCCGCACACACTTCTCGTGTATGCATCACAAAGATCTACAGCCTTATCACGCACTTCTCCTCTGGAGCCTCCAAGTTTGGAAGTACCGGAGAGAAGCCCGAAATTACAGAAATCCACCTTTGTAAATTTATCACCGGCATAGGTGAAACAAGTGGAGTTAATTGTCAAAACCTTCTCATGAATATAATTCTTACCAACACTCAGATCAAAACCAATCGAAGCAACACGCTTCTTCCACAACTCGTAATGAGCTGGATTGGTCCTAAAGAGGATATCATCACCATTTATTAAACATGGTAGGTGTTCGAATGGAACTTCGATTCCTAAATGATCCTCAAGAGAGAGTTTGTAAGCCATAAGATTATTCGTGCATAGAAATGGGAAACTCAAGGGAGAACCCATTAACTGACCATTTACTTGATCGAATTCTTCTATCCCAAATTTAGCTGGATAGTGGATTTCATGTTCACTGAGAGTGTTCCAAAATGCTTGCATCAGAGGCGATTCAAAACGCGCTAATGCAGCACCAAGACCAATCTTAGTGTACGTAATCTTCAAGTTGTCAGTAGCTGCAGAATAATCTCCAGATACGAAATGAGAGAAGGTCATACCCTGTTTACTTAACCATGATTCCCTATCAATCAT